TGTCCACCCCAGCCCGCGGCGGGGGAGGTGCCTGCGTGCGAATGCGGCGACCCTGACGCTGAGTGTCCGGTTCACGACGGTGACGGCGACCCACCACCCAAGCCGGCGGCGGGGGAGGTGCCTGCCGAAGTGCACGAGAGAGGGTGGCAATGGCGACCCGTAGGCGATGGTGCCTTCGCTCCACCCTTCGGTACCATTCGCGTGTGTCGTGGGTGCGGGTGCCTCGTGGCTGGCGGGCCCACCGCGTGTGTGAGATGTGCCTCGCAATCAGAGCCCCAGCGCGCCGAGGTGGTGGCGCGCGCTGTCCAGGCTTGCAACGACCAGCAGGTACACCCGCTGCTGACGCCGGACCACGAAGTGTGGAACGACGCTTGCGACGTCTGTGCCGAGGCTGTCAGCGCAGCCCTTCGGCGGCTGGCAGAGGAGGGGTCGTGAAAGCTCTGTCTCTTAGTCGGCCCTGGCCGTGGGCAATCGTGCACGGCAAGCGCATCGAGAACCGGTCGCGCAAGGACGGTCGCATGCCGACCATTTGCAGACACCGCGGGCCGTTGCTGCTGCACGCCGCCAAGTCGTGGGACGTGTCTGCGCTCGGCTGGATGCTGGAGCGCGGGCTGATCGACCACGCCGATCACACACGGTTGCATCACCGTGTTCTGCACACGGCTGGCGGCATCTTTGCTCGCTGCACCGCGGTGGGGCACATCGAGCCCGGTGGGGACTTCAGCCCAGAACTGGTGGCGCGCGGGCTGGACGGCACCGAACCGGACGCCCTTGACCTTCGCTGGTGGGAGGGCGGCTATGCTCTTGTGCTCACCGACGTCAAGGCTACCAAGTGGGTCGAGTGCCGCGGCATGCTGGGGCTCTGGACGCCGCCGGATGATGTGCTGTGCCGGCTGGCCGCATCGGGAGGACGAGACGATGAGTAGCAGACTGAGGTGGTACTGGGGCGAGGATGAGCAAGGCGACCCGTTGCTGTTCCTCCAGCAGTACGATCTGCCGACACATGGCCCGCGCGACATCGCCATCATGCAGCTCGACGCCGAAGAGGACGAGGAGGCCGAGGACTTGGCGAACCACATCGTCGGAGCCTGCAACGCGTCCCCGGAGCAAGTCGCCCGCATCACCGCGCTGGAAACGACGATCCAGGACGTCGTCTCATGCGCCGAGGATGGGGGCTTCGGGTGGGAATTCGAGACGTGCAATCTGGATTGCGGGTGCATCATCTGTGCGTGCCGCGCCGCTCTCCGCGTGCTGAGCGAACCGAAGGGAGGCGAGCATGAGTGACCACTACAAAGTCCTACGCGAGCGCGACGGCAAGCTGCTGTCTCCGTACCAGGACCACGAATACCGCTTGGACGAGTGGCAGACGGAGCAGCGCGTCGGTGAGCCCGGCGAGAGCGGCTGCGTGCGCGGTCTGTACGCCACGCCGATTGAGGGCCTCATCTATCGCGGCGTGTGGCGAGCCGACGAGCACGTGTACCGCTGCGAGGTCGGGGGGCGCAGCGCTGGTGAGGCGCCGCTCAAACTCTGCCACGAGCGGTTGCGCGTCGTCGGTCGCGTCGAGCCTGACGAGGTGCGACGGTTGGCGCGCGCTGAGCATGAGCGTCTCGGGTGGCTGCTCGAAGAGGCGCTGTACCCAGTTGATCCGCGCGCCGCGACTGCGGCATGCGACGGCAGCGAGATCGATTTGCTGCGGCAGTGGGCCTCGGTGAGGGACTCGGTGGGGGTCTCGGTGAGGGACTCGGTGAGGGTCTCAGTGTGGGCCTCGGTGGGGGTCTCGGTGAGGGACTCAGTGTGGGACTCGGTGAGGGACTCGGTGGGGGTCTCAGTGTGGGCCTCGGTGGGGGTCTCGGTGAGGGACTCAGTGTGGGACTCGGTGGGGGCCTACATCGGCTCGCTATTCCCACGCGTCTCGTCGTGGCAATACGTCAAGCATGCTCCCGGCGAGTACCCGTACGCTGCCGGCGCTACGTTGTGGCGCCGCGGACTGGTGCCGAGCCACGACAGGGGAACATGGCGACTGCACGCAGGGCCGGACATGCGCTCCGTGTGGAGCGGGACGGTGGTGGAGATGGGAGGCGAGCATGAGTGACAGGGAGCGGGTGTACCCCGAGGAACTGATGCGTAAGGGCGGCACATGGCTCGGCGCGCTGCGAAACCGGATCAAGTGGCTCCGCTGCGGCGGCGGGAACGAATCGATCATCTGGGGCTCCGACGTGTCGCCGACGCCACCGTTCACGATGCGTGAGGTGGAGGAGCTTGGGGCCGAGGCGGCGGCAGCGGCGATGAACGAATGCATCGCAGAACGCGACGCCACCCGCCGCCAGAACGACGAGCTGGCCACGAAGCTGGCTGAGACGAGGGCGGAGGTGGAAGCACTCAAAACCGATGCCGTCGCCGAGTTTCGCTGCCCCGATTGCGGGGCCGTGATGACAACGCACGTGGGTACCGGGTTGAAAGCCGAGGTGGAGCGGATGAAGATCACCTATGGCGAGACGATGTCAAAGATGGTCGACTGCCGCAAAGTCTGACTGCGACCAAGCCATGCGCGACGCGGTGGCGCTGCACGAGGACTTGGGCCCACTAGATGACGACGACCTCAGCGACCGCATCGCCGCCTACCGCGCCGCCCTCAAAAAAACAGCGCCGGGCTGACCAGGGGGGGCGGCCAGTTCGGCGCTAGCCCAGAGTCTACCACACCGGCCGGTCAGCGCTCCACCCAAGCCAGCACCGCCGCCCGAGGATGCCAGCCGCAGCTGATCGTGTCGTCCTCGTTGCCGCCCAGGCCCAGGTAGCGGTCGCCGTCGAGCTGGATGACGCACCGCACGTGCCCCCTCCCACCAGTCAGCGGGTTCTCCCCGGCGCGGCCCAGGATGGCCAGCGAGCCCGGGGTAGGCGTCCAGCTGGCATCACGTAGTGTCCCCTCGACCCGCGCGCTCTCGACCAGCTCACGCACCGACACGTGCAAGCCATGCGGCTGCGCCTCACCCGGTAGCGAGGCGTTGAACAGGGTGGCCGAGGCGAGCGCCGCGCACCATGGAGAATCGCTGTCGTCAGTCTTGAGCTGCAGCGGTCGACCGTCCCGGACGCAGTGCTCCGAGTAGGCCAAGATGATGGGCTCATGCTCGGGCCCCGGGATCTCGCGCGGCGCCAAGCCAAAGTGAAAACCGAGCCACCCGCAGCAGCGCTCTCCCAGGGTGAGGTTGGGTAGGTCCATGCCATCGTGCCACCGGGGCGCCGGCTCGGTGTCGGGTATGATGTCTTGCTCGCGCAGCACCGCGTGGAAGGTGGTCCCGTAGTCTACGTACTCGGGTTCGTGTCGGTGGAAGTCGCTCGGGGTCTGAATCATCCTCTGCCCCACGCGCCACCATCCGAAAATACGCCCTCCCTTGACCCAGTGCTTGCCGGCGTTCGCAATCGGGGACACCGTCCAGCCGGCCGCCGCGAGACGGGCGAACACTTCGGCATCGTGCAGCCGGCACCATTCCAGGGTCTGCATGTGCTCCGCCCGGTAGGCAGCCATCGCGGGGGTGTCGTGGCCCTCGTAATCGACCCATGGCTTCGGGATGCCAGCGGCCACCAGCATCTTACCGGTGGGCAGCGTGTAGGGCTCGATGTGCAGCGCCATGGCGTGGAGCTGCTCGAGCTCGGCCACCGAGGCGTCGTCCATGCCGTTGTCCCGCAGCCACTCCCCGGACGGCCCATGGCCCAGGCGAGCGAACAGCTCCTCGCCGCGGTCGAAGACGGGGAGCTTTGAGATCCTGACGCCCCCTGGAAGCTCGGCCCATCCGCTCTGGTGGATGTGTAGGTGCTCGAGCTTGGAGACGAAGGCGCTCATGCCCCCATGCTACCCCGGCGGGGACGAACCTGGGAAGCGTCGCCGTAGCTCGTCGTCGGCCTCGCTGCGGTCATTGGCCAGCTGGGTCTTGGTGGTAGCTACGAAACGGTCGACCACGCCCTTTGCAACGTCGACCTGCCCGTTGGCCACCAGCTCTACGATGCGGGCGATCACATCAGCGGCTGCGCCCATGATGGCGCCGATCATACCTGCTGCACTGCTGCTCATAGCGCCTCGCTCAACCTCGCGGCCAGCTTGGAGTAACTACCCTGAAGCATCATGGCCAGTGTGAACAGGTCCACCATGTTCGGGATCTCCCCGCGCTTGACGTCGGCCCTAGCTATCTCGAGCCCGACAGCGAGGGCTTCACTGATACGCTCAGCTTCACGGAAGGCGTCAAACACCGGGGCGTAGGTGGCGTCAATCTCGTCGAGCAGTTTCTTGCCCTCGTCGTAGCTGCCGGCCGTCTTGGCCGCCGCCATGAGAGCAGCCTTGCGCACGAACCTGGCCTTCTCCTGTAGCCCAGTGAGAGCCGCGACGGTGGCGTTATTGGTCCGCATGGCTTCCTCGACCCCTGAGACTGCAAGCTGCTGAGCGCGCGGTGTGCAGCCGGTGACGAGCAGGACGAGGGCGATCAGCAGGAGGCGGCTCACCGGCGCCTCGACGGGAACACGGACGCGGCGGCCATGACGAGCCCGACCACCGCTCCCGACCTGGGACCGCCGTTGCCGTTCTTCGCCGCCTCCGACTTCTGCCCGATCCTTGTGCCGGCGAGGCCGAACAGGAGTCCGTTGCCGCTCAGGAGGGCGGCCTCGGAGTCGCACAGGACGCCGAGCGCGATGAGCCCTGCGCCCACCAGCATAGTCGAGATGTCTAGAACCACGTTGTGCCAGGTCTTCATTTCGTCCTCTCAATCACCGCCGGCACCCACGGCTCGGCGGCGTCGGCTAGTTTGGGCCTGTCCTTGCAGTTGTGCCAGACAACGCGGTCGAGCTTGGCGCCAGTCCACGTGGCGCCCGTCAGGTCCGAGCCGTGCAGATTGGCGCCCGTCAGGTCTGCGCCAGTGAAGTCCGCCCCGCGTAGGTCCGCGTGGCACAGCAGCGCGCCGCGCAAGTCTGACTGAGCCAGGTTGGCGCGCGGCAGCTCGGCGCCGATGGCGTTGACGTTGGGCGCCTTGCAGTTGCGCAGGTCAACGTCTGGGTGCTTGGCGAAGTAGAGCGAGCGCACCGTTGCGCCGGGCTTCAATTCGTAGGCGTCGAGCTGGGTCATGGCCCGTCCCTCAGCATGGCGTGAGCCGCGATCAGCTCGTACTGGTTGAGCGGGCGGTTGTAGTAGGCGGCGGCGCGGGCATCAACCTCGGTGTATTCGTCGAACGTGCTCGCGCCAGTCTCGCGCGCGCCCCACGTCAGCGAGCCAGCGCCAACCGTGGTGGTCTGCGCGGTGACCGTCGAGGCGTAAGTGCCATCACCGTCTACGCGACGCACAGCTGCGCCCGATGCGATGGCAATTGCAATCGTTTCCGCGGGCGTGGCAAGCTCCACAAGCGGCCCAACGTCGGCGTCGTTGCCCGAGTTGCAGATGGCAGTGAGGCGCGTACCGGCGCTGCCGTGGCCGCCGATGCCGCCGTTGAGGTGGACTGCGCTGCGGCCCTTCTGCGCGAGCGTCGCATTGACGGGCAAAGCTTCGTGGTTTGCGTGCTTGAGCACGTGCGTGCACCCCGCCGCCCCATCGAGCGCCGCCGCGTCCGCAATCCACAGCACGTCGTCCACGCCGTCGAACCGAACGAAATCTTGGCCTCCCACCGACACGATGGCCGGGGCGCCAACGACGTTGATTGCCTGAGCCAGCGCGCGGTCAGTGACAGCGGTCAGCACGCCACCGGCCTGCGTCGCGTGGTCCAGGTCCCACCAGGCGCCAAGGTTGGCGATGCTGGCCATGCTCGCGGTGAGCGCAAACCGCGCCATGAGCCACGCGTTGATTGCTGCGGTTTCGGCGTCGGTGCAGACGCGGTTGACGACGACTAGGTAGTAGAGGTCACAGTCGGCCCAAAAGTCAGGTGCGCCGGATACGGACGACAAAATAGTTGCGTTTGGACCACAGGTTACCGTCCCATCATAGGCGGCAGAACCGAGCAGTTTCCCGTCTCGATAGACCTCAAAATCAGGGCCGGTGCTGTCAATGCGCCAAGTGAGGACCTGTGCCCCAGTCTTGGCCGCAACGGCATCGTTCCACGCGGTGGTGTCGACTAGCCCGACTTGGTTGGTTCCTACATTCTTGGTGACACATGCATCATAAGCGTTATTGAGCGAGAACAGGATTTGCTGATTGAACGAAAGGCTCGTCTGGTCAATCACGGCAAACACTGTGAAGTCTGATGAGGCGTCGGCTAGCCCCGTCAGCGCCATATGCTTGGCGAGGCCGTCGCCAATAGCATACCGATGCCCACCAAGCCCACCAGTCCCGAGCGCAGGCCGGTTGGCGTCGGTGCCCTGGGTAGCGTGGGCTAGCGGCGTGGTGGCTTGGTTCCAAACCGTGGACAACCCCGATCCCGTCACGACGCAGCGCGGGTCGTCCAGGTCGAGCTGGAGGATGACCGAGGTGGCGCCGTCGGGGAGGAGGTCCTTGACGGACCGTTGCCGGCCGCCTCCCATCGCCACATTGGCCCCGCATCCGATGCCCGGCATTACAGCGCCACTCCCATAAACTCTAGGTCAGCGCTGGCCCCGGTGATGTCAGCGGCGTACGGGGTGGCCGCCGAGTAGACGCGGAAGATCGCGACGTCGCCGGGCAGCAGCACCACCAACGGTGTTCCGGCGGTCGAGTCGCCGTAGAGTAGGATCGTGTTTGTAGCCGACAGGTTCTTGAACTTGAAGTAGCCGCCCACGCCGACGTCGCCGGCCAAGATAGCCTCAGCCGCTGCGCCGATCGTCTGCACCTCGCGCTTGTGCTTGGTGCCGGCGACGTCAACCGTCCACGGCTCGTCCTGCCAATCCGCTTTGGCTGTGCCCTTCTCGAAACGCAGGTCGGTACGTAGATACAATTCGTCGGCCATGGTGTCCTCCGCTCAAGCTACCACATCACGAGGCAGTCGGTCGCCCCGGTGCCGGCCGCCACGATGGCTTTAAATTGCCCAGGGATGGGCACGCCGGCATAGGCCACCGGAATGATCGTGTTGTTGCCGCTCATGTCGGTGACCTCCAGGGCGCCGCCGGTGAACATGATCCACACGGTCGGGAGCGGCGGCTTGCCCTGCGCCCAGCCCTGGTAGCTGACCGTGAGATCAATGTCAGCCACGAACGAGTTGAAGATCTGCGTCCGCGAGCCGGACTGGATGCGAGTGGTAGGTGCTACAGGATCGCCCATGGTTGTCTCCTAGGCGAGCGCCTCCATGATAGCGGCGTCGCGGTCATAGTCGTCCGCCATCTCAGGCGGCTTGGTCTTTGGCTTCGGTCGCTTTTTGGGCGGCTCCGGTGGTCCCATGGCCATCTGGTAGCCCCTACCAGACGTATAGTCCAGCGGCTCCCTCATGAGCACTTCGAGCGCCATCGTGGCCTGGTAGGGCAGCGCTTCGCCGCCGACAGACATCTCGTCGAGTTGCTGCCGATAGCTGTCGCGGAGCTCGCGGGCCTCGTCGGGGTAAACCTCGTCAAGCGCCTTGACCTGCTCGGGAATGATCGTCCCCTTCTCCACGGCCGTCGTGATGGTGTCGATCGGGCTGTTGACCACCTGCCGCTGTCGGTCGAAGGTCTCCAGATCCTCGTCACTCACGGGCAGCGGCGGCTGGCCAGGCACCCGGATCGGCTTGGGAGCGACCCGTTGAAGGTAAGCTGCGCCGCGCTCGACGGTGGCGACCATGTCGGCCACGATCGCCGGATTGAACGGGTAAGCCTGGGCGTAGTTGGCGTGCGCCTCGGCAGACAGCGCGGGCACGTCGGCGGACGACGCCAGCCCAATGGTCTTCTCGCGCTTCTCGCGCTCTCTCTTCTCCAGCGCGGTGACGGTGACGGCGCGCATCGCCACCGCTTTGGAGCGGCGCAGCGTGGAACCGGCGCGTCCGATCTTACGCTCGGCGTGACCAGCAAGCTGCTCTATGTGGGCTGCCGTCTTGGTGGCCGCCTCGGCGACGCTGCCCACGCCGAGATTTGCAGCGAGCCGCTCCGCGTGGGCGATCTTGACGACGGTAGCGCCTGGCCGGCTGGCCGCGCCGAGAATGCCGCCGAGCGCAGCCCCCAGCGGGCCGAGCGCCACGGTGCCGGCGGCGGCGGCGGTGAGCGGGGAAAAACCGCCCTCTATCTCTTGGATACGCTTCAGGGCGTTGACGTCGCCGACAACGTCCGATGCTGTGCCGTAGGCCTTACGCAGCTTCTGGGTGGCACTCAGCGCCTTCTCGACAGCCTTCTTTTCGGCGCCGCCGAGCTGGTAGTTGTCGCGGATGGTGGTGAGCCACTCCTCGTTGCTCGCCACCCATTCCTGATAGGCGCGCATGTCGAGCGCTTTGCGAGGGTCGCCGATGTCTCGGACGTGCCTGGCGATCTTCTCTGGATCAGCTACGCGCCCCCGACTGTACGGGTCATGGGCGTCGCGCCCGAACTCGGACACGAACCGGCGGTTGAAGTCCGTCTGCACCCCGAGCTTATCGGTCGTGTGCTTGTTGACGACCCGCTGGACTCGGCCGCCCTCGCCCCACACAGCCTCACGCTCGAGCTGCTCGCGCACACCGTCGGCGATCTCCTTGACGCGGCGATGGCTGGTGAGGAATTCGCCCTTGCCATTGCGGCGGTACGATGAGGTGAACGTTTTGGCTCGGTTGTCAAATGCACGCTTGACCTCGTCCAAGGCGCTGAATGCATCGCGATTCGAGGCTATGGCGCCCTTTTTCGCCAGCTTCCTATCAATCGCGTCAACCCGCTTTAGCAACCCTTTGAGGTGACCCTGCCCCCCGAACTCGCCGCCCATTTCCTTGCCGATCATGGCGCGGACGTCTTTTTGCATCCCTGCCATGTACTCGCGAGCGCCGCGCACCACCTCAGGGTCTCGGCCTTTAACCAAGTGGGCAAACTGCGACTCTTTCCCGACGCCGGTTACGGCGTATCTTACTTTGTCAGTGGACGTGAGCAGGTCGTCCATGCTGGCCGCGATGTCCCGCTCGGCGGCCATAGTAGCGTCATCGCCCTGGAAGACAGCCCGATGGCGCCGCGTCTTGCTCAGCAAGATCCGCTCGGCGTCTACGCGCGCTACCTTGCCTTGCGCCTCGAGCGCATCGATGTACTTCCGGATCAGCGGGCTGGCGTCGGCGGTCTCCTGCCGGATGGTAGCCTCGATCGAGCCCTCCGCGGTGACCCCTGCGGTGGCCCTCGCGCCGGCCTTCGCCCGGGCCGCTGCCTTTGCGTCTGCCCTGGCCGCAAAGGGTGCCATGAGCCCTCGCTTGCCTGCGCCGACGAGGCGCCCCACGCCGGAGATCGCCCCACCAAACGCTCCGCCAACCGCCGCCCCATAGCCCATGCCGGCTAGCAGCTTCGAGCCAGAGATGCCACGGCCCTCCAGCGCAGAGTCCGACACCTCGGAGCCGGCTCCGAAGAACGCCCCTTCTACAGCCCCCTGAGCCGCTGTGGCGGCTATCTTGCTACTGGGGGCCACGGTCCGCACCAGAGCGGAAGCCCCCTCTCCAGCACGCGTGGCGAGCCGGGCAGGGGCACGGACAACGCTGCCGGCGCCCTTGAGGGCACGGCCGAGCATCCCGGCCCCTTTGGCGCCCGCTCCGAGCTTGCCCAGACCAGCCACGCCGCCGGCCACTTGGCCGACCATGGTAGCCGTCGGGCTCTCCTCCCGGACGTCCAGGATGCGCTGGCGCATCTCCTCGCCGCCGAGCTCCACCGCTAGCTTGGTACTCAGCCCAAGGGACGCCTCCTCGGCGGCGCCGCCCACAAGCGCCTCGGCGGTGCCGGCCAGCCCGCCATACTCCTCGCCGCGCTTCCATAGGCGAACGTCCTCCGCCGTCGCCTCGGTGTAGCTGCCGGATCCGATGGCGTCGGCGGCGTCGGCGGCGGCGATTGACACCAGCCGTCCGTATGGGTTCAGGACGTTGACTCGCTCGCCGCCGAGCTCAGAAGTCGGCTCTGTGGCTTCATCGGCCATGCTTACTGGACCGGTGCCCCCTCCTTGACTTTCTTGGCCCCACCAGCGATCGAGCCGGTGTAGCGGTACTCTGGGCCCTCGACCCCGATCCGCCGTTCAGCCACGGGCATCCCAGCTGCGGCTAGCTTCTGGCGCCAGCTCTCCCCGATGACGTTCACGGCGTTGTCCAGACCGGCAAGGGTGCGCGCTTTGCGCTTGACGATCTCGGTCGGGTCTCCGCCGACGAAGTCGTCCACGATCCCCACGTCATCCTTGCTCAGGGCGCCGAGCTGTTTCGCTACGCCGAGAGTGGTTCGGATCTCAGACTGATTGCTCTCGATCGTGCCGAGCAGCTCGGCGTCCATGCTGGACCCGACCTGTGAGACGAGGTGTCGCTGCTCGGCGATGAGGCCATTCAGCCGGCCTCGCACCTCGTTGGCAGTGCGTAGCTCACCGGCGGCGGCCGGCGTGGGGGCGATTCCGCCGCTACCTCCGCCGAGATCAACGTACAGCTCGTTGAGGTTGGCTTTCCCTTTGGCCCGGTACCCTGGTTGCCACTCCTTGGGCTTCTGCGCCTGTGCCGCTGCCGCCGCCTGCTGCCGGGCGGCGTCCTGTGCCATCTTGCTCTCGTGCGCCCCCACCGTGAACTGGGTGGCGATGCCCTCGCGGTCCAGTTCGATCTGCTGGATGATCGACCCGGCGCGGCTCTTCAGGCTCTCGCTGTCAGTCTCGGCCATGATCTGCTCGAGGCCGCGCTGGTGCTCCTCGAGCTGCTGATCGCGGAGTGCTGCTCGGGCGCCCTCCTCGTCGCCGAATTCCTGACGGTAGACGCTCAGGTTGTTGCGCAACTTCTCGGCCTGGCCGCGGTAGGACGCCAGCTCGGTCTCTTGCGCTGCGACGCTCCGATCGACGTTGGCGCGAATGATGTCCAGGGCGTTGTTGCGGGCCCCGCCGGTCAGCGCTCGGGACGCCTCGCCGAGGGCTGCCACGATGCCGTCCCAGATGCGCGAGCCCACGTCCCGGGTGTCCCCGATCTTGTGCTCCAGGATCGCCTTGTCGGCCTTGTCTCGTTTGCCCTCGAGCTCTGCGCGCCCCTCCTTGTAGCCGATGAGCCGCCGCTCTCCGGCCTCGCGTCCGGTCTTGATATCCTCCTCGACGTCCTGCAACTCTGCCGCGGTAGCATCGGCGGCGCTCGCCTGGATCCCCGCCTCGGCCGCCTGAGTCTCACCGACCAGCGTTACCCCGCGCTGGGCAATCGAGGCGCCCTTACCGAGCGCTCCCCAGTAGGTCTCTTTGTAGGCGTCGCGCTTCGAGATGGCTGCGGCTCGCTGCGCCTCAGTCATATCGCCTTGAAGCACAGCGACGTTCAGCTGGCTGGTGAACGCGTCCTCGTCCTCGAAGATAGACGGGTCCATGAGACGGCCGCCGATTTGGGGCAACAACTCCCTGGGCACGTCGCGCATGTCGGGGCCGCGGGGGGCCGCGCGACGCCCCTGCTGACGTAGCGTCTCGGTCAGGGTCTGGGTGACAGGGGGCGCCATGGTCATAGGCGCCAACTCGGTGGGCGGAGCTGGCCCCACCGGGAACGGCGGGGGAGGCTCAATGTCCGACAGCTCACGCGATTCACCCATGGGGGACACTGTGCCGCCGGTCTCGGTCATCAGTGACGTGGACGGTATGGGACCGGCCCCACCGGCCCCAGTAGGCCGCGGGGTGGTAGCCGCCGACCCGAGCATGAATCCGCGGGCCGGGGCGATGAGCCCACCCGCTGGCGCCATGGTCATGGGCTGCTCGCCAGCTGCGGCCCACGGAGCAAGCGTCATCCCTTGTTCGGCCTGCTCGGCCGCCACCTGTGCTGCAGTCAGCTTGGCCATTATTTCGCCCCCATCATTCCGCCACTGAGCATCCCCATACCCGCTGAGATGTAGCCTGCGGTTTCCTCAGCCTCAGCGGCGTCCTCCGCGGCTTTCTTGGCCGCCAGATAGGCCTCCTCTTGGGCTGCCGCTGCGTACTGATCAGCGGCGAATGATTGCCCCTGCATGACGTACTCACCGCGCCGCCCCATCACACCCATTTGCTGCTCGCGGAAAGCCTGGTCGGCCTGAGCGTCGAGGTACGCCTGCTCCGCCGCCCGCTGCTGGCCGAGCTGGTCCGATGCGTAGGCGGCGGAGCGCAGGCCCATCTGCCCCTGCCCAACGGCGGCGCCGCCCACGTCGCGGTACGCCTGGTCCGTCTCGGCTGCCAGCTGGGCCTCGGTGTCGGCCTTGGTGCGATCCCACAACTCGCGGTTGCGGTCCTCCTCGTCGGCACTGGCGGCCTGCAATCGGGACTCGTAAGCCAGCGTCGGACGGTTATATCTGTCGTGAATGCTCACCTACACGCCCTCCGTGCCGTATTTGCTGCCGCCCCCGCCCCCATCCTTCTTGTCGTCCCACCCCTTGGCAGCGCTGATGCCGCTCGAGTAGGCGCCTATACCGGCGCCTAGTGCGTTCATTGCCGCCGCCGTCTCCGCCGCCTCCCCTTGCGCGCGGGCCGTGGCGATCGCCTGGTCGCGCGCCTCAGCTGCGGCATCTCGGCGCTGGTACGCAGCCGCAATAGATTGGTCGTAGATCGCCCGGTCAGACTGCGCCGACATATACGCCTCAGATGCCTGTAACCGACTCGCCATTCCCTCACCGGCGCCCTGAGCGCCGGCCTGGTAGGAGCCCTGCCCGGTGCCATAGATGGCGTCACGACCGGCGATGCCGCCCTGGCCGGCGGCTGCCGCTGCGGCCTGCAGCGCTTGCCCTCGGGTCTGCGCGGCTTGGATGCCTGAGGCCTCACCAGCGCCGCCGTAGTAGGCCTCGGCAGCCTGGAGTTGCTGTGCGTGGACGCGGTCCAGCTGGTCCATGTGGCGGGTGTTCTCGCCCTCGCCCTTGGCCCCACCGCCGCTCATGTACTGGCGCCACAGCTCGTCGTCGGTGCGTGCGCCGCCCTCGGTCTGGTAGACAGCGGTTCCCGCCCGCTCCGCTGCGATGAGCCGGGCCATCAGGTTGGCGCCGGTGCTGCCGTAGTTGCTCACTGCTTTGCCTCCGATTGCATCCGCGCCGAGCCGCCGATCAGCTCCAGATCTACGGCGAGCCCGTGGATCTCGAAGCCCTGTCCAGTCCGTGGGCTCCCGTCTTCAGAGTCCCACATTTCCACCGCGATGGCCTCGACCTTGCTGCTCACACTGCCGCCAGGCTTGCGCTTGACGTGCATCCGCGCTGGGTCGGCCAGCAGCTGCAGGGTTGCGTCCGGCCACTCGGCCGAGTCGGCAGCGGTGGCCGAGTGGTTCTGATAGATCGCCAGGTGGAACTGATGAGCGTCCTTGTATTCCGCCATCACGGTGATCTGGTAGACGCCCATCCACTGCAGCGGGCCGGCGGGCTGGATCACTCCAGTCTTGATCCGAGACTCGACCCAGATCGAGACGTCGTCAAAGTAGGTCGACGAGTCCTCAAAATACGGCTGGTCGTCGTGGATGATGTAATAGACCGAGTTGGCGAGGCCGCCGCCGGTGGGGACCACGGTGGCTGTCGGAGGCGTGCCGCCGGTCCTGTACTGGATGTGCCACTCAAACCACGCACCGGCGCGATAGTCGTAGACCAGGATCCTTCCATCGGTGGCGCCCCCTGCGGAGTTGACCACCGTGAACCGGACTTGTCGTTGCGACGAGACCAATACGGCGGACGTGACGACCGGGTATGAGTCGAGCAGGGGGCGCACTGGCTCACCAATCGGCGTCACCGAGAACGACCGGTCTAGCATGTAGATCCCGCGCGAGGTCTGAAAATAGATCCCGTCGGGGCCGCAAACCACTGACCGGAACTCAGTACAACCGGTGTCGCTGGACACCCGCGTAAGCCGGCTCGTGTCGTCACCTCGCCCGGTCGCCTCTGGCCCGTATCCGCTGACCAAATAAATTGAAGAGGAGGTAAAGATGACCGTGGCCGAGTCGAGCGACGTGATGGCTACGATCTGCTCGCCGTTCCCTGAGATGCGTGAAAGCGTCTCAAACAACTCCGGCGCGATCGTGGTCTCGCCGTAGGACGATGGCACAACAAGCTTCGAGTATTGGATGCGGTCGCCGCGAAAGAACCCGCCCGCCCAGAGCCGCTCGCGGGCCACGTGCACGACCCGGGCGCCCTCCGGTGCCACGGCCTCCAGGATGCCGCCGGTCGTGTAGCGCTGGACGTAGAGATCGGCCACGGGACGGTTGTCGGTGAGCGCCTGCAGTGTCGCCGCGCTGAAGCTGTTCGGAATATTCTCGGCTGACCGATTGATCCGGCGCGGGATGGCGTCGAGGCCCGACCGGTACCACTCACACGTCATGTCGGCCGCCGGGCGTCGCGATCCCGGGAGCGATTGCGCCACCATGGCCACGTCCTTCGCGGTGCCCCCGAACACCTCCTCTGTCCCTGGGCTCGGCAGCGACCGGTGGAGCACTCCGGCGAAGTCCACTTGTGCGTACAGGTTGCTGTAGGTGTAGGTACCATTGGGCACTGTGCCGGCTGCCTGCGTCAGACTGTAGATCATCGGCGGCTTGGCAAACCCAAGCTCAAAAGTGGCCGCCCCGTCGTACCAGCCGACGTAGCCGCCTCCGATGATGGCGCAACCGCGGTGGATGGGCGCCACGGAGACTGGAGCGTCGAACTCTAGGCCCACATCGTCGTAGGCGTGGCGAATGTCACAATTGGTGAGCGCGCCGGTAGATGCGGCCTTGATCGCCTCGGCCAGAAATGGGCACATCATCCGGTAGGTGATACCGTCGTCCATCACCCACACGTTGTTGTTGCTGCCCAGAGCGTAGCCGGTCGTCAGCCCTGGCGCTGCTCCGACGCCCCACAGGGCGGCCATGGCCACGGTCTCGCTGGTGCGACCGGTCTCGCAGTTCAGATCGAGCAGCATGTGCGACTCGAAGCCGATCCCGTCATTCGCTACCTTGGTCCAGGTGCCGGCGTGGACGTAGGCGCGGTTGCGGTACCAGAAGGGGCGCGAGCAGGGGATCAAGTTGTAGGTCGTGAGCCCCGTGTCTGGGCTTGTGCCGGCGGGATCGCGGGAGCGTGAGTGCGTGTTGCAAGACGCACCAGTTTGCCTCACGTTCCAAACGCACTGCGCACGGATCCCCCCGGCTGTGTTGGTCCCCTCTGCCACGCCGAGATTGTCGGCATACTCTGAAACCCCCAGGGTCCCCATGACCTCCGGCCCCCAGACGGCTACCATCTGGTTGGTGCGGTGCCACAGCTCCACCAGATCGGAGCCCTCGATATTGATCTCGGCGGTCAGTACGTAGACGTCGCCGTTGTTGGCCTCGGAGAGCGCTACGGCGTAGTAGGTGCCGGCCAGACTGGCCGAGTAGGAGAGAGTGTGATCGGCAGTGTACCGGTGGAGCACCACATTCTGGGTAGTGTAGTCGATGTAGGCCACCACATAGCCGCCGGTCGAATACTCGATCACGTCGAACATTCGAGTGTTCGAGCGAGCCTTCATGTTGGTGGTGATGTCCGCTCCGACCGCCGCAGGGGCGGTATAGGGAGTACCCGCGTCGTAGTCGTAGCGAGACAGAGTAGCCGGGCCGGTGGCGGTTATCTGCGCAGACGTTGCGTGAGCCCAGCAGATGACGTGGCCGGAGCCGTGGGCGGCAACCTTGACCGCGAATGGGTAGGAGCCGGCCGCACCAACCTCGGTACGCTCGACCACCGCGGGGGCGAACGTGGTGTTTCCGTCGGTGTCCTTGCCTCGCATCTCGATCGACCGGCGGCTGCTGGCGTCACCCCAGTCTTCGCGCCGGATGGCCGCCTGCAAGATGTAGCTACCGCTCCGATCCCCGTCGGCCTGCTCATACTGGACAGCCGCCCGGAAGACCTCCTGAGTATTGCCGATGCATGGTGAGACGTGGCCGCGGTCGACCCAGCCGCCGAGCTTGGGGACGTAGGCGAATAGCTGCCGATGACCCACGGCGAGCAGCTCCCGGGTGGTCGCGCCGAGGGATCGGATCGGACCGTTGTCGCCAATGGTGGCACCGCCTCCGCCGGCTATCAGGTTCGTCAACTGTGAGAAGCCGTACCGCTTGGCGATAGTGCCGAGCTCGGGCATGCAGACGTTGCGGGCGATGTCGAGGCGCTCCGGGGCACGCAGCCGCGAGTCGGTGTCGGTGCCGAGCCCGGCGGTAAAGGCGACAAACGCAGTCTTGCGCGCGTCGTCCATCAGAACACCTCAACCGTGACCGTGATGGCTGCTGCTGCGTCGGTCTCAAGTGTGAGCGTCGCGCGGTCCTGGGCAGTGCGCCACACACTCCCCGCCAGGTTGCGATCGATGACGCGCCAGCCGGTGGGCTCATGGCCGAGGCCGTGGTGCACAATAGCGGTGCCCCCCGCAGCAATGGTGACCGAGCGCGAGCCCGCGGCGTCAGCGCCCTGCTGCCGGCCGCTGTCATCCTTTGAGCGGCTGTGATCCGCCCGTGAGTCAACGGCTATGGCAAGCGCCTGGCCCTCGCGGGTGGGCTGCAGCGGGATCGGCTGGCGGACCTCGTTTCTCACGAATCCGACACCATGCGGGAGTAGCGTCCACCGAGTATCCGGGCGAGACCTCCGGCAGTGTTCCGGATGCTTGGAGCTCGACGGTCTCGCCTGCTCACCTTCTTACGGAGCCTGGCCTCCATCTTGGTCTGAGCGTGCTGCAGTAGCGCGATAGCCCCGGCGTCCTTCTCTTTGCTGAGCAGGTCGATGGCGGCTCCGAGGGCAGCCCAGCGCCACGTACCCCACGGCATCTGGTAGGACTCGGTCTCTGGATCCGTCGTGATAGGCACGTAGGACGGGATATAGTCCAGGTGCAGCGTGTCCGACGAGGTGGGGTCCGGCTTGATGACCACGTCCTCACCGATGACGCGGTATTTGTGCTCCCTGATGTCTGCCGGTGTGGCGGACTCAAGGCGGGCCAGCTCGGTGTAGTCCCACGTGTCCAGCAGCACCTGCTCCCCGCCGCGCTCCAGCCTCACACCCAGCATCTCGTCAAAGTCGGCGGGGAGGTCGTACTCAGCCGTCCCGCTCTCCAGCGTGCGCTCGGTGGTCTTCTTGGCCCACTCGTGCCCCTGGCACTCGATCATCAGATCGCGGAGCTGCTGCAGGTGCTCGTTGATCCGGTTGTCCAGCTCGGTGGAGTCCTTCACGAACGCGTCGGCGGCGTCCGCGGTCTCCTGGTTCGCGAGCTGGCGGACCATGGCCCGCATATCGGCTAGGGTCACGTGGGCCATGGTCGTCCTTGCTAGTAGTCGTCGTCGCTGTCGTCGTCGCTGTCGTCGTCCTCGTCGTCGCCCCTGAGCCCGTCGAGGTAGTCCCCGATGTAGGCGTCAAGAGACTCGCGGAGGGCGCCTTTGTCCTCATCCTTGACGGCCTGCAGGATGTCACCGCACAGGCCATCGCCGCTGGACTCGCCGCCCTCGGACTCGTCGCCGAGCCCAAGAGCCACGAGCAGGCCCTTGCCCTTCTTCGCCACGGCTAGGTTCCCCCGCCCGTGACCAGATCGAGACCCACCAGGACCTCGGCCTCGGGGTCGTCGGGGGTAGCAACGGCTGTCACCTCGACGGTGACCGAGTTGGCAGCCGCTCCGCCCTCGACCAGCGACAGGACTTTGGCGTTCCAATCGCCGGTCTTGAGCACGGTGGCCTGGCCGTAGATGCGCTTGAACTTGTCCGTGCTGGTCAGCACGTAGACACCGTCTGTGCTACGCGCGAGAGTGAAAAGGTTGCCGTCCTGGTGCAGGATGGCTGTAGACGCCTCCGAGGCGGTGAAGGCAATGTTGTACCGGAACTTCCGGGTGAACGCCTTCACCGAGTGGGCTGCGAACCGCCGGGCGAGCGTGAAGGCTGCCATCACGCACGCTCCAGGTCTACCTCGAAGGCGGTCTCGTCCCAGGCGACCCCGGTGCTGTTGTGGGTGCAGTTGGCGTAGATGCGACTGCCGACCGGGATCTCCACAGTGGCCAGCACACCGGCCAGTTCGCTCACCTGGCCGGAGACCGACGTGGACGCGGTACCATCCCAGAGCGTGGCGAGCACCACCGGAGTTCCCCCGGCACCGTCGTCATACTCGAGCTGACAATCGCGCGAGATGGCGGCGGCGGTGATCCCAGTCTCAGGGATGAACCGGCCGCCGGTGCAGAAACACGCCTCCTTGGTCTTGGCGACGATGGTGACCTCGACCCCGGCGCCGGTCTCTGTGATGTCCTTGCTGTTGCGCGCCTGATAGTTGCAGAGGCCATCCTCTGCAGCCGCGCGGCCGCCGGTCACGGTGTGGGCCATCGCGCCTAGGCGGGCAGCCATGTCTCGAAAGATGGTAGTCATGATGATGCTCCTTGCTCAGCTTTCGGCCTAGGTCCAGTAGACGTGGCAGGTGTTTTCGGGTCGGAGGTGGACGAGGCCGGCGTAGTACTGGAGACGCATCTGGAGCGCGTCCGCGGTCTCCTCGAGCTTCCAGGAGTTGCCGCCATCGTTGACGACGAACGGGAAGGCGCGCACGTGCCGCAGCTCCCAGACGTCGCGCCGGGTGACCAGCATCTTGTTGGCCGGGATTGCCGAGCTGACGATGAGCTTCAGATTGCCCAGCGCCGTGCGCACCACGAGGCCCTTGAGGTCGACGCCCACGTACGAGGTCTTCTCCGTGAACTCCTGCTGCGCGACACCGAAGTCGATGATCTCCTGAGCCCGGGTCGGCCCGATAAGGACCGAGTCTGCCATACCATCCACGTTCTGGATGTACGTGCATGCCAGCCCAATGGCGTCCAGGGTGGTCATCGCCGAGGCGTCGAGCCGGGAGCCGGCCAGGCAGGCCACGGAAGTCCCACGGTCCATGCCGTAGAAGCTGTCCGAGCCGAACACGGGCGCAGTCTTCGGGCACCAAGAGAAGGGGCCCTGCAGAATGCGCTTGGCACCCTTGTCGAAGTCGCTCTTCCGGAAGATGTAGTCGCCAGCCACCGTGTTGGGCAGCGACGTCGAGAACGTGTCCTCGAAGGTCACCTCGCCCGCCGCCTGGTCGACGGCCGCGACCGTGTTGGTCTTGCCGGCGTCGCGCAGGGTGTCAGTGGTGGCCGTTCCAGCGTAGTCCGAGAACTGGCACGGGAGGCCCTTCTTGAAGAAGCGCACCTTGCTGGTGTCGGACAGCGTGACCACCTTGCCGGAGATCGAGCCGATGACGCCACGAGCGCCTCCGCCGTCGCCGGATAGCATGTTCTCGATCGACAGAGCCATGCCACCGAACGAGGTGTCCATGCTCTCTTCGAGCACGTTGACCAGCGCCGCCCCGCCCTTGCCCTCGGTGGCCGCCACGGCCTCCAGGTCCACGGACGAGATGACGAAGTCTTTGGCCCTCGTGATGGTCGCCCGGGGGTAGGTGGGCGTCATCCGAGCGTCGAGCGCCGACCCGAAGTCGCTCGCGCCGACCATCTCGTTGATGCGGTAGGTGTGCTGCCAGCTGAAGCCGTCGAATGGCTCCTTGCCGTTGGTCTTGAAGAACTGGATCAGCTGCGATTTCATCGCCACGCCAGGGCCGAAGCCCTTGCTGTAGCGGACTTTCATCGCATTTTCGAGCAGTGCGACAGTCGATGCGGCCATGAGTTTCCTCGCTGTGCGCCCCGTGGGGCGGTGGTGATGTCAGCGAGGGTTTCCGCTACTGGGCAGCGGACGGCGATACCTCTAGGCCACGAGCGCTCGGGCTCTGTGCCTACACGGTAGCACCGTCAGTCGGCTGTGCGCAACTCGTCGACCTTCTTGGCCGCCGCACGCCGTAGCTGTTCGTCGGTCATGTCCCGATGCTTCGGAGCTGCGGATGCGGCTTTTTTGGCTGACGGAGTGCGCGGCCTGCGGCCGTTTCCGCTGGGCTCGCCGGCGTCGTCGTCCGCGGTCTTCTTCTTGCGCCCGAGCCATTTGATGACGCCGGCCTTCTCCAAGCGAGTGATCCGGTCCTTCTCCTTGGCATCCAGGGCCTCCAGGAGGTCGTCTTCGCTGTACTGGCCCGGGTTCGGCATGTGCTTGACGATGTGATCCTGGAGCGCTCTGGCCTTGGCGGCGCGCTGATCGGCTGGCAGCGCGGAATAGTACGGGTAGCGGTCGGCCACCTCGTCGGTCTCGACCATGGTCGACAGGAGCTTGGCGTCGTTGTTCAGGGCCGCCTGGTACCGCGCATCCTTCTCGCTCTGTGCTCGCTTCTCACTGGCCGCTTTGCCCTCGTCGCGGAACTGCTGCAGCTCGGCGCGCAGGTCGGACAGCTCCTGGCTCACCGCCTCTGGCACGTTACCCTTGGCGTCCTCGCCGTAAGCCGCGATGAGGCGCGGGACAGTGATGCCCATTCGGCCCGCGATGGCTTGTAGCGGGTTGCGCTTGAGCTCGGCCTCGAAAGTGGTCCACTCCTGCTCACGCGCATTGAGCGACTTGTCTCGGTCGGCGTTGCGCTGCTCGGTCTGCTGCGCCTCGGCGAGCTTGCGCGCGGCGGAGCGCTGGCGGCGGTGGGCCTCTCGGACGCTAGCGGAGAGCTTCTTGGGTGGGGCGTCGTCGTCATCTGAGCCGTCGTCGTCCGGCTCGTCGGCGTCATCGTCGCCGGGCGTGCTGTCGGTGTCGTCCGGCTCGCCCCCACTCTCCTCGGCGTCGTCCCCCGGCTCGGCGTCCTCGTCTGGCTCGCCCTGCTCGGCGGCTACCATCTCGTCCACGGCCGCCGCTGCTGCGTCGTGATCGGTAGCGCCCTCAGCGTTCGGCGTGTCGATCGGTGTGTCTGAGGCGTTGCGCTGCGGTGCGTCGCCCTGTGACTGTCCTACGTCGCTCGGTGCGCTCATACATCAGATCCCTAGTATTGGGCCGGGTATGCCCCCCGGCGGTGGTGGCATCGGCGGCGGACCCATCGGGTCAGGCGGCAACAGCGGCCCCGGCGGGAGCGGTCCAGGCGGCATCCCTGGCGGGCCTGGCATCCCCGGGGGTGGAGGCGGCGGCGCCGTCGCCTCGTCGATCTGAGTCGCGAGGTGCCCCAGGTACTGACGCACGAGCGCCAACCGGTCCTCAGCGGCCTCCTCGATCATCGCGTCGCACAGGATGGCTGTTCCGAGGCGCAGCCCCGTGCGCTTGGCCTCGACCGGCAGGAACTTGGGCGGGATGATCTGATCGCCGTCCTCCAGCATCTGCTCGATTTGCATCTCGATGATACGCCGAGGCGCGGTGACACGGCGGCGCGGGCCCTCGAAGTCCACAATATCCGACGTCACCTCAAAGAAGTCCTCGGCGTCAAAGCCGACGTCTGCCGCGAGCAGTTCTTGCACCTGCTCGATGCGCACACCGGGCTCGAGCGGTAGGTTTGACGAGGCGCGCGCCGTGACCTGAACCTGGTCCGGGTCGAGTAGCATCTTACTGGCCGCAACCTGGCGGGTGACACCATGAAAGCTGACCGTGACCTTGTGGCCACCCTTGCGCTTACTGGCCCGCTGCTCGCCCTTCAGTAGCTCAACGATGAGGCGCTCCATGGCCCACTCGAGCTCCTGCTGGGTGGCCAGGTGGCGGCGGTTCTGGATCTCCCTCAGGTTGCGCACCATCTTGCCGCTCGACACGTTGCTGGGCACCTGACCGGTGCTGAACTGTTCGCTGGCGTGCATCGAGTTGAAGATGCCCTGGCGCAGCTCCTGGATCCGCTTGTAGTTCTCGGCGTGCACAGCCACGGGAACGTACTGCTTGACCACACCATCGGGCGGTCCGTCAGTCGGAATGGCCAGCCCGAGTCGGTTCTCAAAATGCTTCTCGTCGACGATCCTTCCCTTGTCATAGAACAGCCACGGGACGGCTGAGATGCTCCCGTCCTGAATGGTGCCGTTGATGCGGTCGATCTCGAGCTGCTTGGACTCGGCGCGGAGCAGCAGCGAATGGCCCACTAAGCCCTTGTCCTTGGGCGCCACCACCACCCAGCCCCATGGCGGCGAATCGGTCCACTCCTCATCTAGCAGCGGCTCAGAGACGCCAGGCAGGGCCACGACACAGCGACCAGGCTCGTCCTCGGTGCCGCCCCGGTAGGCGGTGAGCACCAGCAGCGAGTCGCGCCCGGGGTCGACGTCTGCCTGCTCCATCATCCGAGTAGCTCCCTCGATCTCGGACTCCATCTCGGGATAGTCCTTGATGAGCTCTCGCTTGGGCACGTCGTGGCCGACGATGATCTCGTCCGGCGCCGCGTCAATACACTCGGCGTCGTCCATCCACAGCCGCAACGGGTGCACCCGCTCCGGGATCGGACCGTCGTCGGTATCCTGGACGATAAAGTGCCCAATACCGGCGGCCACAGCATCGCTGATCATGCGGTTCTGGAGCCGAGCCAGCCGGTGCTTGGCGTACGCAGCATCGGCGTACCAGGTGGACATGCGGGCCTTGCGCCGCTCCTTGAACGACAAGGCCTTGCCCGCCAGCACCACACGGATCGGGCTCTGGATCAGCTCCGACACGATGGCGTCATGAGCCTCAGCGAGCACGTTGTCAGACAGAGCCAGGCTCTCGTCGCCTGCGAGATACTGGTACGCCCGGCGGTAGTTCTCATATCGGGCGCTGTAGCGCTGCTGCAACTCCTCGACGCGCCGCCACACCAGCTCGCCGCGACCCTGCTCCAGCTCCGGATCGCTCCACTCGCGGTCTTGCTCGAGCCGCTCGGAGGTCATGAGTCCTCACCGAGCAGCGGCGCAGAGGTCACCATCCGGGTGACGATGGCCAACGGGTGAGCCGTCTCGGACACGCCCTTCCGGATGGCCACGAGTCCGAGGGTCGGCAGGTAGGCGAGCTCGTCGCAGCGCTGGCCAGCAACCCAGCCGATCCCAGCGCCTCCACCCGGTCCCGCCACGGCAACCGAGAAGTTGACGGACTGGAGTGCGATGGCCGGATGCGTGGTGACGTCTGCACCTGGCACGGACCCGGCGGCTCTGCGCTCTGCTCGATTGATCATCGGAACCCCCTACGCGGCAGCCGTCGGCGGTGCCGTCTCTCGGCCTCTTGACGCTCGGCCATGATCTGATCCATCACTTCGTCCCGCGCCTCCTCCAACTCCACGGGCGAGGATAGCACTGGCGGGTAGTCGATGGCCAGCGCCAGCGCCGCAGCGTAGTCGCAGTGCCGCCCCGCCGGGTTGGGTGCGTCCAGGTCCACGCGCAGTCCGTTGGCCAGGGCGATCTTGCGCACCTGGCGCAGGTCACTGAGCAGGTCGGGCTCGTCTGGCAGCTCCAGGTTGCCATCGGCGAGCAGGGCCGCAACGGTCTCATGGCGGCGCAGGTTGGCCGGCCCCGTGCTCGGCGCGAGCTCGAGCGATACGTTGTGCCGGCGCGCGATGTCCTGCAGCGCATCGAACATGTGGATGTCCGAGACGATGATTCGCACGCCGTAGCTCTTGGCGATGGTGGCGATCTCGCCCATAACCTCCTCGGGGCTCAGCGGGTCGGTGCGCGAGCCTATCCACTGGGCCGCCATGACGACGATATGACGCGGTGCCCCGCGCGCGGATGGCACCAAGCAGTGGACGAGGAAGGTCCACGCGTTGCCCTTGCTGGCTGGGTCCATGGCCGCCGCAAAGTGCCACGTGCCGGCGCGGCGCTTCGGTGGCGGGACCACCACGGGATCGTGCCGCGTGGCTGCCGCCAGGTGCTGCTCGGGATAGAACGCAGTGTCAGCCTCCAGCCACGTCGCATCATACTCACGGGCGGCCACGTCGGGGCTGACGGCGCGGATAGCGTCGATCTTGCTCTGCTCAAAGCTCGGATTGAATGCCCGGGTTGGCGCGTGCACCACTAGCCGCTCCGCGCTGGGCTTACCATAGTATGCCCGCCATAGCTCATGTAGCAGCCCCGAGGGGCCATATGGCGAGGAGATGACCCAGCCTTGGCAGCCGGGCAATAACCTTGTCTCGGCGGCCTGTAGAATCTCCTCGGCATTGACTTGCGCGCCCATTGCCTGCGCCCCGAACTGCGCGACCTCGTCCAGCACGAAGCCGACGAGCCACCGGTTGCGCACGCTCAGACCTCCTCGGTGGGCCGCCACGACCACGATCTCCACCAGGCGGTTGTCTGGCCGCATAATCCGCAGCGTGCTCGCCGTCGGGTCGCCCACGACGTAGCGGCTCAGCACCGGCGAGGCGTGCGCCATGCCGACGATGAGCGTGTAGGTGGCAGTGGCCGCGTCCACCGTCGGAGCCACCACGGCGAAGCGCGGCACCTCGTGCTGCTGGATCATACCCAGGTCCGTCGTGAGCGCCGCATAGAGCGCCGCAGTGCCGGCGAGCCGGGACTTGCCACCACGGACGCCAGCGACGAGCGCCACGAGACGAGGGCGCACCATAGGCACCGCCGCGCACCCGAAGTGCTCCCGGAGCTGCTCGGCGGTAACGATGCCGCCCATTGGTAGCCCATCGGCCGCCCGGCACACGGCGCGTTGTAGCGGGCTCGCCTCGATCAGCCCGCAGTAGCGCTCCTCGCACAGGTACTCCTCAAGTGTGCCCTCGGCGCTCTCCTCGTCGCCCACCAGATAGCCGGCATAGGCCAGCTCGTCGCTACAGCTCATCGTCATCGTCCTCGGCGAGCTGGCGGCGTAGCTCCTTCGTGGCGCGCTCCATCAGCCGCAGACGGTCCTTGAGCGGCAGGCCGGCGAGTGCTGGAGCGTCGTCGTCATCCCCTGACCAGCGCTCGACGATGGCCAGCAAGATGCGCGCCCGCACGGCATCATCGGTGGTGATGAGCGCGGTGCGCCAAAGCTTCCGCAACGCCGGCAACGCGAGCGCCTTGCCAAGCTTGTGGGCCTTGCGCTGCGACTCGGTGAGCTTCGCCCGTCCACTAGGGTTCCCGCTCTGGCCTGGCTGAAACGGCCTTCCTATCCCACGTTTCGCTACACTCCCCATGGCTGCTCCCGGCGCTGCTACCAGCATAACACGCTCCCCGGATCGCTTGCCACCCGCCTTGAACAGCGGCACCTCTCCCACCTCAGGATCCGCCACTCCTCCGGGTCGTACCTCGAGCGCAGGTCGAGCCAGGGCAGGACACCGGCGCCGAGGCAGGCCGGGCAGGGCTCCGAGGGCTTGCTTGTCAGCCTTGGCATGTGGACAAGCTCCGAGTGGGTGGACACATGTGGACAAATTGCACCACACCGGCCAGTGTGTGGACGTGGACCCCTTCGGGGTCTGTCCACATCACTGGACCGCTAGTGTGGACACGTGTGGACATTGTCATTTGTCCACCTGTTGTCCACATGAAACGGTGAGTGCGTGGATGGTAGAACGGTGAGGGCCAGGCTTCCTGGTCAGCTGCCCTCCGAGCGCCGACACTGCCGCCGCGCACCGAGTGCCAGATAGGCACGTCGTGTCCCTGAGCTCCCTGGTCGACAGACCCAGCGGGTGGACCTGGAGCGCCTTGCGGATTCGCCCGGCGTCACGCTCCGCCTGCTCCTGGCGTCGCTGCTCTGCTACCCGCTCCCTGACCTCAACCACCATCTCAGCCCCCCTCACCGACACCACCAGCCCCGGGCTCTGGTCTTCGGCCTCGGGCTCGGCCGGCACGTCGTCTATCACCAGCGCCTGGTCTGGGCCGAGGTGTCCGTGGCTCCGAGCTCGCTCGTGGACCATCTCGATCGGCTCGTCCCGGGAGCGCCGGCCCAGCACCAGGATCGAGTCTGCTCCGTCCACCAGGGCGCTCGAGCCCCGGATCGAATACAGCCCCCCGGCTGGTTGTTCGGCGGCTGGCTTGCGGGCATGGTGGAGCACGAGCCCCCGGCAGCCGGTCAGGTCCGACCACGCGCCGAGCAGGTCCAGGCACTCACGGATCTCCGAGCTGTTCTCCTCCCGTCCAGCCGAGGCGACCCTGAGCGAGTCCACGATCACCAGATCCCGCTCGGCCATGATGCGCAGCCAGCGTTCCCGGCACCCCGTGCTCAGCGTCAGCCCCTGCGGCATGGCGTAGAGCTGCAGGGCATCGCCGAGCTGCGGCAGGTAGAGCCCCATGCCCCTGGCCAGCCGCTGGTACCGCCACCGCGTGAGCCGCTCGCCCTGCTCAAGATCCACGTGCGCCACCCGGTAGGTGCGCTGTGAGCGGTACTGACCCCATACCGGGCGGCCGGAGGCGAGGCTGAGCAGCATCGACTGGCAGGCCATGGTCTTGCCCGAGCCGCCGTAGCCGGCGATCATGTGCGGCGTACCGGGGCCGGCGACAAGCCCGTACTCCTCGAGGAGGTAGTCGAGCGGAGGGAGAGGCGCGGCGATCTCAGGGCAGGACATGGCCCGGTCAGGCAAGGGGCCGTCCGGGTCCGGCGGCGGGGGGAGCTCGTCGTCCGGCAGCCGGTCCGGGTCGAGCCACGGATCGTCGTCCTGGCACGCCTCAGGTGTGTCCTCGTCCAGCATGGCAGGCCGGCTGGCCGGCCCTGCAGGGGTGCGCCGCTCCCCGTACCCGTCGGAGGCGAGCTGCCGGACCGCCGCACGCAGGTCACCGCCGTGCTCGAGCGCCGCCAGCAGGCCCAGTTTGTCATAGGAGCGGTGCGGCTCGAGCGGCGCGGCGTTGCTCGTGAAACAGTAGAAGTGGTCACCGTCGCAGGTCGCGCTGGTGCCACGGGACTTGCCCGGTCGCGTCCATGTGTCCTGGTCGCCCTGCCGGCCAGCTCGGCGCCAACCGCGAGGCACGAGCAGATCATCCCAGCTCGCCGTGCGCGCCCAGGCGTCCCCAGGCCGCTCGCCGTCGACTGTGGCACCGTTGCCCCCGGCGGGTCGAGCGGGCGCCGCAGGAGCCTCTGCGGGCGCCTCGGCAGGCAGCGGCAGCGACAACACCACGGCGACGTCGAGCGGTTCGCCGTTGATCTCCACCACGATGGGCCGCCCGCTCGGCAGGAACCAGAACCGCCCGGGGTCCTTCGTGGCTTGGTCGACCTCGACGCCAGCCGCGGCGAGCTGGTCAGCGACGGCGGCCCAGACGTGAGCATGCTCGTCCGGTGTCGTCGGCCGGGACTGGGCCAAGACGATCCTGTAGCGGTGGTGCTCCTCGGTGTGCCGTCGGCTGGTCACGAGCGCGCCGAGGATACCATCGAGGGCCCGAGCAGCGGTGGACATGGGTGCCCCGCTGTCGACGTCGAAGACGAGCAGCGACACCGCCTGGACGTACTTACCGGCTCGCACCGGCGGGTTGAACAGCGCAGCGGACCAGCCCGGTTGCTCGCGGTCGTCATGCTCTGGACGGGGCAGCGACAGCCAACGGATCAGCGCGGGCCACGTTGTCACCGAGGACCTCTCGGCAGTGATGTCAGTGAGCGAGCGCCAGCGGGTGATGTAGGGGGTTGGTAGAGGTAGGTCCGTCATCGTCTGCACCACGCACGCAACCGGCACCAGTGAGCTTCTGACGGGTTGTGAGACCGGCTCCCCTCAGCGGGGGCACATGTCAGAAGCTCACTGCTACCGGTCTCACGCTCACGAGTCTGCCACGCCACAGCCGCCTCCGTCAACAAAGAGCCCCAGCTGCCTCGGATCGTCCGCCGCGACCGGATCGGGCAGTAGCCGGCGCCCCCGCCGCTGCCCAGCGTACCGGATGCGCGCCCGTGCGATGTCAGCATGGTGCTCGTCCAGCTCGATGCCGACGAACCGGAAGCCCTCCAGCGCGCAGGCCATGCCGGTCGTACCGGAGCCGGTGAACGGGTCCAGGACCAGGCCACCCGGTGGGGTGATGAGGCGGACCAGCCACCGCATTAACTCGACGGGCTTGACGGTGGGGTGAGTGTTGCGGCGGCCACCTCGGCGACCAGCACCCGCTCGCGGACTGTTCAGGCCTGCGCTGTCGTCTTGTCGGTCGGTGCACTCACCGCCGCTATGGATCGGGAAGTCGTCCAGTCCACATTCTCTCTCAGCGGTCGAGGCCTTGGCGCAGTAGTTGAAGCGGGGGAAGAAGCGGGAGGCGCCGCCGGTGTCGGCGTACACATCAGCCCGGGCGCGCTCGTTGCCGAACATGGAGCCACGCGTCCGGCTCGGGTCGGCTGGGTGGACGTGGCTCGACAACGGGTCCGCGCGCCCCGTCAACGTCGATGGCCGCTCCCCACTCTGCTCGTCCAGCATCGCGGCGGCCTCGTCGTCTAGCAGGACGTTGGGGGGCCAGCGGCCGATGTTTGGGTCGTGCCCAGATTCGGTGCCGTCCTGTGGCCCGTAGGTGCCGAAGATACGATCCTGCCCAGCGCGCGGGCTTGCTGGCACCCGCTTGCTCGTCCCCACCCGACACCCATCCACATTGATCGCCCCCGTCCCGAACTCGGTCACGTTGGCGGCGACAGTCCCCACCAGCGGCTTGCGGGCGAGGCAGATGGGCTCGTGGGCGGGCTTGAGCGCAGTCCCCCAGCCGTCCCATTGGCGGGCTAGGGGGGTGGCGGGGGCGGTCAATTCTAGCGTCTCCCGCAATTCGGTCTCAGCGTATGCCTGCTCTACTCGTCCAGCCGTCGCCGCGTAGCCGCCAGCTTGCCCGACGCAGCGAGCCGTTCCGGTAAGCTTCCGAGTCCCCACCACCTCCCGCTCCGCCCCAGCCGCCTTGTCGATGGCCTTGGATACGTCCAGCGACTTGGGGAACCCGCTCCCATACATCCAAACCAGCGAGTCACGCACCACGAACCCCGCGTCCTCAATCGCGCACACCATCCGGTGACTCGTCCTGGTCCCGCCAAACGCGAGCAGGTGACCGCCGGGCTTCAGAACCCGGAGCACCTCGGTCCACATCGGCACGTCGAAAGCGATCCCGGTGGCATCCCACGCTTTCCCCATGAAACCGCCGCCGCCGCCCTTGCCGTTAGTCAATTCATACGGCGGGTCAGTCACCACCGCGTCCACCAAGGCATCGGCAAGCGTGGCCATGACGGCGCGGCAGTCGCCGGTCAGTACTAGGCGGCTCATCCCGTCAACACCTTCCTCATCTCATCCACGCTCCGCACCACCTCGATGAGCGCCCCCCTCGACCGCGCCGCCTCGTGCCAGGTGAGCTGCTCCGGCGACGTCTCCGAGCCGGCTTTGAGCTCGAAGCCGAGGAAGCGCCCGATCGGCGCCTGGATGCCGACCAGATCCGTCGAGCCGACGCCGAGGCCGTAGGTGACGCGGTTGCGGTAGAGCACATGCTGCACCGGTTTGAGCAGCGGCGAGCCCGCCAGCACTCCGCGCACCGGGTCGCAGAGCAGCGACCGGATGCACCCGTAGTAGCCCTGCCCCACCTCGTTTCGGTAAAGGGCCAGAGTCGGGTCCGCGCCGAACTCGAGCAAGACGTCTCGTTCCAGGCGCGCTTCGGGGCGGCGTCTCATATCCTCACCCTTCCCCAGCACCGGCTAGCGAGCGTCCACGCCGACTCGTAGCCGCCCGGCCCCTTGGCCAGGATGCTCTGCTCGCCAACGGCAGTCAGCGTGATGCGCTCCGGGCCGTAGCCCTCGTCGCCTTCGAGCACGTCGCCGGCCTTCCAGTGATGTACCCGGCACAGCGCAGCAGACGGCCTGCCGCTGTACAGGGTGCACGCGTCGCCGCGCTTGCAGGTCTTGTGGTGGCGGGTCACGGCTCACCGTGCCCCGCCTCGAGGTCTGCAGCGTCGAGGTGCTGGACCACGGACTTGCGCTGCCCCGTTACCATGGCGTCGAGCAACTCCTCGTCGGTCAGCTCGGCAACCAGTCTATCGTCCAGTGCGTCTTCAGGCATGATCCGCCCGCTCCCAAAGTCCCACGCATACTGCCCACCCGGCTCCCGGTGCCGCCGCGCCGCCTGGACCTCGATCGCCGCCGAGCGGTGCCGCTGCGCTACGTCTCGGAAGCCGCCGAGCTGCCAGTCGTGCAGTCGCAGCTTGAGCACGGGCCGCCGGTGGTCGTCCAGCCTCGCCGAGCGGTCCGCTTTCCCGTCGCCGTCCAGCCCGACGAAGCCACGCTTCGCCGCCCGGACTAGCACGTGCTCGAGCTCATGGTCGACCAGCGCTGTTTTCTCCTCGTCGTCCAACTTGGCCCACGTGGCCGCGTCAACGGTGAGCAGCGTGTCCGCCACGCCGAGCACGCGGTACTTCAGCGGCACGATCGCAATGGTCGCAGCCGCCGCGTATCCGCCTGCTTTGAGCGTCTGGTGACTCTTACCGCTCTCCTTGTCGACGTCGTCAACGAAGATCGCCGCAATGGTGACGCCACACTGCTCCAACACTTGGTGCCAGCGACGGCGGGCGTCGTTGACTAGGGATTGGATTGGTCTGCCGCATTTCTCGTATGTCTGCATTTTCTACTCCTCCACCTGCTTGACCCCCCATCGCGGGAAGTACCCTGTTTTTGCTTTGTACCTGAAGATCGCCCACTGCGGCTTGTACCCCCGCTCGCGCGCCTCGAGGACCAGCCCACGCCACAGCTCCCATTGCGCCCCATGTCGAGGCGCCCGCTCACGCCGCAGCTCGGCGAGCTTCGCCTTGCTGATCTTCGGCGGCGGCGGGTCTGGCTTTGTGGCGCCGCACACTGGGCATGTGCCGCCACCTCTCGACCAGCCGTGACAGCCCGGGCACTGGACGGCCACAGGTAGCCCCTCGACGTGGCGCAGCGGCCGCCCCTCGAGGTGCCACGTCCTGGGGTCGTCGGGAAAGCCAAAGCCGGCCCGGCGGCAATGGCCGCGCAGGTCTAGCACCGTGCAGCGCTCCCCCTCGACGGCGCGCCCAGCCGCAGGCCGCAGCCCTCGCCCGATCATCTGCAGCCAGGTCCACCCGTTCGAGACGCCGCGCGCTACGATCACCGTGTCCACGCCGGGAGCGTCGAACCCCTCGGTGAAAAGCTGGACATTGCAGAGCACTCGGAGCGAGCCGTCCCGGATCCCGGCTACCGCGAGCGCTCGGGTGTCCTCCGACGAGTGCGAGTCGACGGCCACCGCCTCGACGCCGGCCGCGCGGAACTCCGCCGCCGTGTCCGCCGCGTGGCGCCGCGACGTGCAGAAGCACAACGCCCGGCCCTGCGGCGTGTGGTCAAGGTAGGCCTGGACCGGGCCAGCCCCGCAGAGCTTTTTTTCGTACTGCGCCGGCCCGATCACCCGCGCCGGCACCAGCCAGCCCAGCGCCGTCAGCTCCTGGATCGTGGCGACCTCGATCAGCTCGTCAAATAGATCGCCCAGGGCCGCGCCGTCCGCTCGTGCCGGCGTCGCGTCAAGGCCGACGCGGACCGAGCCGAGGTAGCGTGCCGCCACCGCGCCCCACTCCTGCGCGACGTAGTGCCTCGCCTCGTCGAGGATCACAAGGTCCGCCTCCGGCAGCTCCCCCCGCGCCACGAGTGTCTGAATACTCGCCACCGTGATCGGCCCCTCGCCCCGCGGCCGGTCCGCCTGCAAGACCTGCACGTCGTGCCAGCCCGCCTCGTGTAGGCGCTCGAGCGGCTGATTGATCAGCTCTGTCCGCGGCGCGAGCCAGAGCACCCGCCGGCCCTTTGCGATCGAGCGGGTCGCAAGCTCCAGCGCGAGCCGTGTCTTGCCGGCCCCCGTCGGCGCCACCGCGAGCAGCCCATAGCCGGCTTTCCGCGCGGACCAGCGGTGAGCCGCGTCGACGAGCAGCTCAAGTGCTCTGGTCTGGTAGGGGCGGAGGGGGTCAAGCGTCATCGGCTGGCACCTCCACCGCCGCTCGCACCGCCCGCCCCAGCTCGCAGTCGCGGCACCGCCCGTAGTCATGGATCCGAGTAGCGTGCGCCCCGACCCGCCAGAGCTGGACCGAGCCCGACGCCGAGATCGCTACCCGCTGGCCGTGCTGTGCCTGCCTGAGCAGGCAGACGCGGGCCGAGACGACCACCGAGTACGGGCGGCACAGGAAGCGCTGCTCGGGGCTGCACAGCTCGAGCACGGGGGTGACTAGTAAGGTCATGTCAGCGGCCCGCCTCGTCGTCGCAGTCCGGCCCGAGCCACTCGCGTAGGCTGTCAGATGGCACGCGCAGGATGGTCGCCGCGCGCTCCACGGAGCCCACAGAGAGCAACAGTGAGAGCACCTCGAGTCGCATCCGCTGATCGGTGCGCATCATCTCACGCATTGCCTCGAGCCGTTCTTGATCGATCGTCACATCTTACATGCAATCAAGACCCATGCCAAAGCGAGCCGGCGCCCAACGTCTCAGAATCGCTAGCCGGTGCGAAAGAGTCTACGCGCTTTGGTGCGAAAGAGCCTACGCGGTGCGAAACGGCATACGCGATTTTGCGGTGCCAAGTGCCTGTAATCGCGTGGCGAATAGTTGGCCCCAGCTTTGCAATACCTGGATGCATGACCAAGGCGACCACCGACACCGCCCGGAAGGTGCTGCTCATCTGGAAGCGCCGGGCCGTCCAGCCCGACACCACCCCCGCCCTGCTAGAGCCCGGCGAGACGCGGCCGGAGCCGATCGACTGGCTGGCGCTGGCCTCGGCGCGGAGGAGCGGCAAGTGACCGACCTGCGCGAGCTCCCCGACGGCACACGCGAGCCCGACCCGCTGGCACGACGGAAAGGCACCGATCTCGAGGAGGCGCTCCGAGACGCCGAGCGGAGCGGGGACCATGAGTTGGTGCGGAGGCTGACGGAAGAGAGGGAGAGGGGTAAGCCATGACCACCATCCACCAAATTCCCTTCGCCGCCTACCGCCGCCTCCCCGGCACCAACTCGAGCGCCCTGTCCGACCTGCGCGTCTCACCGCTGCTCTACCAGCGTCGCCACCAGGACGTGTGCGACGCGTGCGGCCACGACTGCATGAGCAACCCAGTAGTGGACACAAGCGGCGCGCGCGTCTGCCCCGAGTGCGGCGCTACGCTCGTCGGCCGCCCTCGACCGGACACGGCGGCGATGAAGCTGGGCCGGGCACTGCACAGCGTCGTCCTTGAGCCAGACACGACGATCCTGGAGTACACCGTCTACCGCGAGCCCAAGTCCCGTGGTGAGGGCGCCCGCACCCGTTGGCAGGAGTTCGAAGCCGCCGCGATCCGGGAGGGCAAGACCGTGCTGGACGTCGCAGACTACGACGTGTGCATGGCCGCTCGCCGCGCCGTCTACCGCTCCGCCGACGCGCTACCGCTCATCGCCACCGCCACCCACCGCGAGATCTCGATCACGTGGACGCACCGATCGGGCGAGCGCATGAAGTCCAGGATCGACATGCTCACCCCGGACTGTATCGTCGACCTGAAATCAACGCGCGACATTTCCAAGTGGCGCTTCGGCTCCGACGCTAAGCGGCTCGGCTACCACGTGCAGGCCGCCGTCTACACCGATGCCGTCGAGGCAGCGACGGGCCGGCGACTGCCGTACCTCATCTTGGCCCCGCAGAACTGCGAGCCGTTTGACGTGGCGGTGTTCAGCCTGCCCGACGAGGCGATCCAGCGAGGCCGCGACAGCTACGAAGCCGCCCTTGAGACGCTGCAGCGGTGCCGCCGGGAGCGTCGGTGGCCTGGCATGCACGACGGGATCCAGCCGCTGGAAATGCCCACCTACGATGAAACGACAGACCTCGCCGATCCGACCGGACTCGGCCTCGACTGGGAGCACGACGACAATGAAGGACAAGCAGCAGCCGAAGCCAGTTGACTACGACGAACTCTTCCCCGGCCGCTTCATCAAGGCGGGCCTTTTCGCGGCCAAACCGCTCACCTTGAGGCTCAAAGCGATCGATACCGAGCCGCTACCGCAGGACGACGGCCACGATCGGGTGCGAGGCATCATCTCATTTCACGGCACCGATAAGCAGTGGGTGCTGAACAGCACGAACGGCCAGTGCTTGAAGGCCATGTGGGGCAAGCGCGTGCAAGACTGGATCGGCCAGTCGGTGACGCTGTGCTCAGAGCAGGCCCCCTTTGGACTCGAGACTGTGGACGCCGTGCGAGTCAAGGGATCGCCCAGCCTCACCGAGCCGCTCGACGTGGAGATTAGGCTGCCCCGGAAGAAGCCGAAGATCCGGAGGCTGGTTCCGACCGGGAAGGCGGCGCGAGCGAGCGCCCCTGCCACGCCACCACCACCGGCCGACCCCGACGACGACTACGACCGCTCAGCCTAGGAGACACCACGCCATGACCGACCACGACGACACCCCCGAGATCACCACGACCGCCCTCATCACCATCGAGCCGGCCCGGGCTGCGCTTGCCAAATTCGACACCGTTGCCGCGGGCCTCGAGGTGCTCGAGACAGAGTACGCCGGGAAGACCTACCCAGTGACGACCACCGCCGGCATGAAGGACGCCAAGGCGGCCCGGGGCGTGATCAAGAGCCGCCGGATCAAGCTCGACGATCTGCGTAAAGCTGCCAAGCGGCCGCTAATCGATCTCGGCAAACAGATCGAGAGTCAGGCCAGCGCGATCAAGGACCGCCTCGTCGCCCTCGAGGAGCCCATTGACGCGCAGATCAAAGCCGAGGAAGAGCGCCGCCGCGTGGAGCGGGAGGAGAAAGAGCGCGCCGAGCAGGAGCGCCTCGCCCAGATCGAGCGCGACCGGCTGGCGGCAGAGCGGGCCGAGCTCGCCGAGCAGCGGGCCGCGCTTGAAGCACAGCAGGCCAAGCTCACCGCCGAGCGGGCCGAGCAGGAGCGGCAGGCGACAGAGCGGCGCGCGGCAGCCGAGGCACTGGCGGCGGCGGAGCGGGCCGAGGCCAAGCGTCAGGACGACGAGCGCCGCGTGGCCGAGCGGCTCAAACTGGACCGCGAGCGCGCCGAGCTTGACCTCCGCCGCGCCGAGCAGGAGCGGCAGGCGGCCGCCGACGCAGCAGCAGCAGCAGAGGCCCGAGCAGCCGCCGACGCCGCCGCCCAGGCCGAGCGCGACCGCTTGGACGCCATTGCGCAGGAGCGCCAGGACGCCGAGCGGGCGGCGCTGGCGGAGCAGGCGGCGGCGGTGCGCGCCGAGTCCGCGCGCGTCGAGGCGATCCGAGCGGAGCAGGAGGAGCAGGCCGAGCGGGAGCGGGCGGCGCTGGCCAAGCAGGCGGCGGCGGAGCAGGCAGCGCGGGACGAGGCAGATCGGATCGCACGCGAGCGCCGGGAGGCGGCCGAGGTCGCGAGCGCCACACTGCGCGACGCCGCCATCGAGGTAGTCGAGCGCTTCGACAGCTGGGGCGTGGCCGACGAGCTGGCGGCGAGGAAACTTGCCGCAGCAATCAGGAGGGCGTCGTGATCATCAAACTGACCACCTCACACACCGAAGAAGGCGCGCCGCTTTTCATCGCCGCGGACTCGATTGCAGCCGTCACGCCGCCGGCCAAGCACGTCAGCAGCGGCCGCGCCCACGCCCTCATCAGCCGTAAGGGCGACCCTGAGGAGTACACCTACGCGGTGACCGAGACGGTCGAGCAGGTGGTCGAGGCATGGTCGGTCGGCCTCTCTTGTAGTGTGCTCAACGTCGTGCCGCTAGCACAGGAGCCCCGCCAATGACCTGCTACACCCAGCCGACCCGCCAGCCCTCGCTCATCATCCCCAGCGGCCAGGCGGACACGACGTGGCTTTGCCGACTACTCGGCCCGACGCTGTTCGGCGGCGACGTCGCGCTGCTGTTCGACCCCGAGACGCACGACCTCCGCCCGGTCCGGGTAGACTGGACGGGGCTGCCGGCAGGGGGAGGGGTGTCGTGAGCACCTGCAGCAGTTGCGGAGCCGCCATCATCTGGGCGATCACCCATAACGACAAGAAGATGCCGCTCGACGCCGAGCCCGAGAAGCGAGCCGTGGCGCGCAGCAAAAACCTAGCCGGCGAGACGGTGGTGAGCATCGAGACAGTGTGGGTACCGCACTGGGTCACATGTCCAAACGCGGCGCAGCATAGGAAGGCGAAGGCATGATCCACACGTGCCCCACTGCGGCAAGCCTGGCAGGCCACACTGCGACGGAAAGGGAACACTGAAATGAGACACCGACGACACGGCATCGTGGACGACCTGCGCGACGTCTCGAGGCAGTTGCGCGAGGTGACAGCGGAGCGGGACCGCCTCGCCGCGCGCGTGGTGGCCATGTCGGCCGCCCGGGACGCCTATGCCGCGCTGGTGCGCGACCGAGATGGCACGCTGCTACGCGCCGAGGCAGCCGAAGCCGACCGCGCCAAGCTGGCCAGGCGGGTGGCCGAGCTGGAGGCGGAGGTGAAACTCATGCGCACCGTGCAGAAAAACCAGCAGGACAGCAACGCGGAGTTGCACCTGCTGATGAACGAGGCGCACGCCCTACACGCTAACGCACAGGTTGGTTGGACCAACGCCGAAGCCGAGCGCGACAAGCTGGCCGAGCGCATCGAGGAGCTGGAGGCCGAGTTGGTAGACAAGAAGGAGGACGACTGACATGGGCGCACATCCAAATCCACACGTAAGGGCCGACCTACAACACATGGCCGAGCGGGTGCGGGAAGTGGAAGCCGACCGCGACCGCCTAGCCGAGCGCGAGCAGAAGGCGATCAGCATCTTGACCTATGCGGTGGACGACATCGACGGCGACGACTTGCTAGAGCTGTGCCGGCACCTGGCGCTGGACTGCAACGCCGAGCATGACCGCGCCACCGCAGCCGAGGCCGCTCTAGCCGAGATGCGGCCGGTTGTGGAGGCGGGTGACGTGGCTGGACCAGCGAGTCCGGTGCCCGAGCAATGCGTTGCGTGCGAGTACCAGAAGGACGCCCATTGCTGCTACCCGCCGATGGTGACCCAGTATCGAGTGCCACAGCACATACCAGACCTCGCAGTGTTCAAACGGTGGTGCCCGTTGGACGCCAAGCCAGGACTGTGGAACCCAGAACCCGGATCGTGGGAGTGGAACTTCAAAGATGCCATCAAGCAACGGAACGAAGCCCTAGAGGAGCGGGACCGCCTAGCCGAGCGGGTGGAGGAGTTGGAGGGAACCCTTGGCGACACGTGCGCATCGTGGGACCAGTTGCACGTCGACCTGGCAGCAGCGCGGGAGCGGGCGGGGGAGCTGGAGGCCCAGCTAGAGCGCACAACGCGCGCCAAGCTTGTGTGGGAGCGCACGGCAAACGGGCTCGCCGCCGCCCAGACTGATACGGTTGGCGCGCTCGGGAAACACTTCAGCGCAGATGAGGTCTGGTGCGAGGTGCGAGGGAGGATCTGCTGGAAGTCGTGCAGGTCGGTGGTGCCAACGCCCCAGCCTAAGCCCGTCATGCCGAGTATCGGAGCGGTGCACGACATCATCGCTGACATCAAGGCATCCGAGCAACGCGCCCGCCTCGGCTACCGTCCGCTCACCGATGAGGAGCGCGACGAGAACTTGGCCGACAATGCTGGGATTGAGCCAGCTGTGGTAGGTGAGGAGGGTCGGGCGTGTGGCCCAGGTTGTTCGAACTGGATCAGCGATGGTGGGGAGGGCGGAGACTTGGGCACGTGCTCAGCACAGGATGGCGGCAGGTCGGCGTGGGCCGCGGGTGATGAGTGCGGCCTGCCTATCAAACCGGCTCAGCCCGAGCCCCAGCCCGCCAAACGGTGCGGCTCATGCTTCTACTGGAACTCGGCGCTGAAGACGTGCCAAGATCGTGGCGGAGCAATCGTTGCCCACATGCCGGCCGATGACGGTTGCGATTCGTGGCTTGGCAGTTGTCCACCCCAGCCCGCGGCGGGGGAGGTGCCTGCGT